TTAAACCATTGAGGTAATTTAAGTTCATCTGTAGGATATGCTACACTGGTATAACCCATTGGATTACTTCTCATCCTACACACAATAACTTTAGCACCATCTGTAATTTTCATGCTATAATTATCGCTGTTTGCTTTTAATAGGTTATTCCAATTAATACTTGCCCTAACATGCCCAGGGATCATATTGTTTTCTTTCTCGTCCTTCATTACATTTAACTTATGCAGTCTATAGTTCTCAGGTACTTTGGCCTGCTTTAACATTTTTTCTTCATACATAGTTAGGTTGTTTACCCTCTTAGGCATGCCTTTCTTCCACGGATCTAAACTCTTAAAGTAAGCCTTATAGTCTTTGATCTTTTGTATAACTGCATCTTCACCATGTTTATTTAGGCAATCAAGCAGTATCTCTTCTAAGAAATCTTGTACAAATTCCGGAGTATCTGATCGCTTGATGTCTAGACCCATAATCTTTAGTTTACCACCTTCTGGTTGCCAGCCTTCTAAGTCTAGCACATTAATTGCATATCGCTTCTTGGTAATAAACAAACCAGCACGACCAACTACTTCTCTGCCTGCTTTCATTACTTGGCCTGCTTCTAGCGGCACATTAAATGTATCCTTTAAGAACTGTGGGAATGTATCACTAACAGTATCGGAGATATGATCATATAGTTTAACAGCACCTTCTAAATCTAGTTCTGTTCCTTCTGGGAGAGCCGGGACTGCTGAGAAATACACTGAGTCCGTATCCCCGTATATGATGGTGTCGCCTGTATGATCATATTTTCCAGTGAACAGTTTATTGGTCTCTGCTCCCATGTGCCTAGTAATGGCTCTTCCTGTAAGTGTTGTGGATTGACCAATCCGCTTATCGAAAAAGCGACAGCCAGGATTAAGAATAGCACCGTACAAACTGTTGAGGTTAATCTTTTTAACCAACTGTCGTTTATCCCAAAATGCTTTTTCAGCGTCTGTTGTTGCAGTTTTTTTCTTTGCTTGAAGTTCCTTTCTTTCTGCATACCATCTCTCTAGTAATCCAGGAACAATGCCCTGGAAGTCCGTTTTAAATATTGTACCGTTTGCACTGATGTTCCATGGTTGATTGCTTTTGAATATTAAATTATAAACATCGGCACCAGTTACATCTATAGTGGTTCCATCTTCCATATCTAATTTCATAGTGTGGTTAACATCTTTAGCCATTACCATTTCATATTCATTACTACCAAACTTACCTAACCAAGCATCAGCAAATGATTTCTTTTCTAATGTCATTTTGTTTTGTATTTCTTCATCAGTGTAGTCTTGACGCAACTGTCCTACAATAGTCTCTGCCGCCATGTTCAATGCTCTAAACACACTAGGATACAGACTGTTTAAGTCCATTGAGCCTACCCATTCATGCAAACCTTTCTTTGGAAATGCCACATAAGCACCCGCGGCCTGTGTATCACTTCCCCGTTCACGCACTCTATCAGGAACAACATAACCTCGCCTGTGAGATTCGTTGATGATTGCTTGTTCTGTTGTAGCCACAGCACCCATTGTTACCGGCAAAAGTACAGTATTGTCGTGTGCAATAGTGTTAGCAAGATCAATAAACTGTAACTTTTGATCTAGTTTATACAGCAGAATTGTATCTTGAATGTTGTATTCTAAAAACTTGAGGAAGTCATGATTGTAAAGTCTATCCAGCGAGCCTTCATAAGCAACCTTTTTCTCACCTACTTCCATCTCGCCAATGTAGTCCAGTCTGTAACTGTGTCGTTCTTCATAGTTGTATTTGCGATACAGTTGCATGTAGTCTAAGTGTACACGCCCTATTAAGTCATAACTGGTTCTTTCCGAACCATGACTTTCAAAGTTACGCTCTTTAGGAAACTGATCCCATAGACATAACTTGCGAGTTTCTGCTTTACCCAGTGTACGAACAATACGATTGTATGTGTAAGGAATATCATAGCCTTCACTGTTCCAACCACTCAATATGTCTGCATCTTCTATTAGTGCAAGAAAGTGTTTGAGCATTTCTGCTTCTGTGCGACAAAGTATTACTTCTGGAAGTTCGCTTGCTATCTCAGTTGCTTGTTCCCAAGTGAGAGTCTTTGGGGGGACAGCCAAACAGATCATTGCCTCCATCCAATCTAAATATATGCCAATAGCCGTGATTGGTGTGAAAGGATCATCAGGTGAACTGTAACCTCTTTCAGGATCGAAGTCCACCTCAATATCAAAAAATGCTGTTTGTAGTTTGGGAGGCTCTGCTCCGTTGAAATGTTTTTCTAATGTTTTGTTTATTGGTCTTACATCAGACTCGTACAATTTATTGTGCTTGTTTATAGCAACATTTTTGCGAAAGTCTTTGAGTGTTTTACAGCGAATCTCAGTTACTTTCTCACCATAAATACTTTGCTTTGTTCCTTTAGGATCCCCTATATAGAATGTATATTCGGGTCTTAGATCAGTAAGTACTCTCTTACCATCGATTCGTTCACAGATACGAACCAGATCTTTATTCTTGTCGTAGAATGCATCTACATAACTCATACGATTTATCTCCAAGCATCATTTTTGGGCTGACGCAACACCAATATTATTACTTATTACCTTAAAGAGTTTTGCCAACTGCTTCAAGGATTGTTTCAAGTTCATCAAACTTATCGTATTCGTCCTGGAAGCCTGCTTTATGAGCAATCTTGATTGCTTTCATTAGTACGCCCGGCTTTAGTTCCATTTCTTCAGCAATGGCTTTTACTGTTTCTCTAAGCCCTTCGTTAAGTGCTTCTACTTCAAACAGTACTTGGTCGCCTTCTTGGATAAGTTTTTTGAGTCTTGTTACTTCTTCTTGATTAAAAGTTTTATTAAATGCCATAATTTTTTCCTGTGCATGTATTTATTGAACAAGTATTATTATAACAGATTATAGTGGTTTGTCAAGAGTCAATGTTGATTTTGATATCTAAACTGGACAGTTCTTGTGGAGGTTCATCTACAGGAATATTAAAAGTTAATATACCCTTGTATGCTGGGAATGGTTCAAATGATAGTTGTTCTAAGATATTTCGATTAGTAATTCTAGTTCCGGAGTCGTCATATGCAACAAATTCGTCACCTAGATAATGTACGGTTACAATCATACTTCAACAGATGCTTCGAAGGTAAATTGAACATCATCAAACTCATCAAAGAGTATTTCTGCTATCTCATCACCTTCATCTGCATCTATTTCATCTTCTAGGACGATTTCGTAGATCCACATCTCGCCTTCATCGTCCTCAGAAGTATAAGCCATTACTTCTACACCAACTTGTTCTTTTTCTTCGTCGTATGCAGTAAGTAATTTTGTTGGCACAACACTTTGCACAATGTCAAAGTAATTGATGACATCGGTATCCTCAAGTTCTTCTCTTGTTAGCATTCTGCAAAAGTGTTTAATAAACATTATGAATCGTTACCTTTTTTACTTGTTCCTGCGTATAAACCAAACCATGCCGCACCAGCACCAACAATCACAGAAATCAATCCTGATTGTTCCATGCTAGGATCTGGAAGATCCATGTACCACAACACAGTTTTATATAGCAAGAAAATATATACTGTTAAGAACAGTCTTGGAAAAATTCTCCACTGGTCAACTGCTTTTGCCAAATGTATCCATTTCTGATATGGATTTTGACTGCTGTTAGTGACACTAGTGTCTACTTCCAATTCTATTTGTACTACCTTTTTTTCTGGCTCCATAGTATAACTCCTTACCTGTGTGTTATACTACTATTTATCAACAAATCTCTTCTTTAGTGCTTGAAACTTTTCATGGTATTCTGTACCAAAACTACATTTAAAAGTATCGTCTGTGTAACATGCTGTAGAATAGTACGGTTCATGAGGCAAGTCTTCCTCCAAACATATTATGTCTACATCGCTGTGAGCAGGCAGGTTGTTTGCAAACTCTAACATGTAATCATAGTTATGTTTAATCACAGTTTCGCCTGTAACCCAACCGTCAATATCAATATCAACAAGTTCCGATTGAGCACCTACATTTTTTCTTCGTTGGAACACTCCGGTTTGTTTTGCATGTAATAAACTGTATATTTGAGCAGTAACATCTTTTCTATATAAAAAATAGAATTTGTTAGTATATTTAAAAAGATGCCTTTGAAAATTATTTACGGCGGGGTTATTTACAGTTACATGCTCGCCAAATAACTTATGAATAAAGATAGTATCAGAAAAATATGTAGTTATATAGGATCTGGATAATTCATCAAAAGATAAATGTGATCTATCTCCGTGCTTATCAGATGCCCATTCGTTTAAAAATACTGGTGTGTCGTTGTATAGATCACCTAGAAACTTATCACCGAAGTAGGTGCTACCAGTCCTTTGACAAGATACTATGAGATGATTCATAGTAATATTTATTAAACTACAGTTGCTGAACTACTTTGATGCGGTTAAGCATGGTTTCTTTAAAACCAGTATAATTACTAACCTGTTGACTTTTCACATAACCAGCAACCGAAAATTTAGAGTTCGCTTTTAACTCTTGATCACCTAGCATGTTGGATTGTGCAAAAAACTTGATAATGTTACCGTTGCTGTTAGCAGTGATTAAATAACTACCAGTTTTAGGAATGTATTTGACAAATTCTATAACAATGTCAAAGTTGCCTCGTTGGTTAAGTTCACCAACATAATCACTTTTCTTACCTAACTGCCTTTCTCGGTCAGTCCATGTATCGGACTCTACTTTATTTCTAAACACTTTAGGTAAACTAGCGGCAATGCCAATAGACTCTTTGCCTACTTCATCAGCGGTAACAAATTTGAGAACATTGTTTTCAAACTCTGTGAGTTTTCGTTCAATGGCTTTAAAGCCTAGGCCCTGCAAATATTC